TCCTGAGACCGATTCTAGAGTGCTGGTACGAACGTACTGGTTGTCCTGTACTATTGAATACTTCTTTGAATATTCGTGGAATGCCTATGGTCAATGACTGGGATGATGCAGAATTGTTTGCCGAAAAGTACTCCGTAGACGTATTCTAAATAAGGTGGTATAATTGATTTGCTAAGTCTTTCGTTTTATGGCTAAAGGATTTAAGGTGGTTACGACTCCACCTGATGAAGAAACAAAAAAGTCAAATGATTTTGATATTGAAAAGGCAAAAGAACTCATAAAGGGTAAGACTTTTGTATTCTGCCTACCTGGTAGAAATGTTTCATATATCTTCCTAAAGAACTTTGTTCAACTCTGTTTTGAGATTGTTCAGCGTGGTGGGGCAATACAAATCTCACAAGACTATTCATCGATGGTCAACTTTGCACGTTGTAAGTGTTTAGGTGCTAATGTTCTTCGTGGACCTGATCAATTACCTTGGGATGGTAAACTAAAGTATGATTATCAACTTTGGATTGATTCAGATATAGTATTTGGATTAGAGCAATTTTATCGTCTAATTTGGATGGATAAGGATCTTGCTGGTGGTTGGTATGTTACTGAAGATGGACAGACTACATCTGTTGCTCATTGGTTAGAAGAAGATGACTTCAAAGAGAATGGTGGAGTCATGAACCATGAAATGTTAGATGGTATTCAAAAACGTCGTAAACCTTTCCAAGTTGATTATGCTGGATTTGGTTGGTTGCTAATCAAGCATGGTGTCTTTGAAAATGAGAAAATGAAGTATCCTTGGTTTGCACCTCAAATGCAGGTGTTTGAATCTGGTGAAGTTCAGGATATGTGCGGTGAAGATGTGTCTTTCTGCTTAGATGCTGAAAAGGCAGGTTTTGAAATTTGGATAGATCCTAAGTGTCGTGTAGGACATGAGAAAACTAGAATCTTATAGATAAGTTCATACTGGACATATCTACAGGATTTTGTAAATGGATCGCTACGACATAATCATTAATGGTGAGAAAGTGCATGAAGCGGTCTCAGAAGAAGAAATGGAAGAAATCACGTTTGATTTAGCAGACGAATTCTACCAAGTTGGCTTCCCACATCCAGACGACGTAGAGGTCGTTTATATCGGTACAGAGTAAAGGGTTCGCAAGAACCCTTTTTTATTGCCTCTAAATAGATAAATACACAAGATTATAGGTCACAAGTGCCTCTTCAGAGAACGTCGCAAGGATTTAAGGATATTTCCTTATCAATGATGCGTCATCCAGTCACAAATGATATCTTAACTCTGAAAAATGAGGATGCAATAAAGCGTTCTGTACAAAATTTAGTTCGTACTAGATTAGGTGAAGTTTTCTTCAATAATACTTTAGGAACTAGAATTACAGGAGCATTATTTGAACTTGCTAATACTGATTTTATTGATCCTATAAAGACAGAAATTGAGACTGTCATTGATAACTATGAACCAAGAGTAAGTCTTACTGATACAGAGGTAAATGCTTTTCCTGATGAAAATTCTTTGGATATTACCATTCGGTACGATATTATTGGAATAAGTGCACCGTCCCAATCGATAAATTTCGTTTTAGAACCGACTAGACTATAATGGCACTAACCCAGTTTACAAACTTAAATTTTGAGGATATAAAAACCTCAATAAAAGATTATTTGAAAGAGAATTCAGAATTCACTGATATGGATTTTGAAGGGTCTAACCTTTCAATGTTGATCAATATATTAGCATATAATTCATATAGTACAGCATATAATACAAATATGGCAGTGAATGAGACGTTCATTGATTCTGCCACACTAAGAGAAAATGTAGTATCATTAGCAAGAAATATTGGTTATGTACCACGTTCTAGACGTGCTGCAAGAGCAACGTGTGACATACTCATATCAGGAATAACTACTACAGCAACACAAGCAGTAATTCAACCTGGTGTGGTTGCTAATGGTAATATTTCTAATGTAAACTATATTTTCTCTCTACCAGAGGCAACTACTATACTTGCTGAAAATGGACAAGCAAATGGAAATATTGAGGTTTTTCAAGGTCAATATTTGACTGCTGATTGGGTTGTAAACGATTCTCTACCAAATCAACGTTATATACTTCCGAATAATGGAATTGATACTTCTACGATCACTGTAAAGATAAGAAATAGTGTATCTGATAATACTTCTACTGAATATACTTTAGTTGATAATATTGTTGGAATCACTTCACTTTCTAACATATATTTGATTCAAGAAACAACTGATGAGAAATATGAGTTATTATTTGGTGATGGAGTTTTTGGTAAGAAGTTAAAATCAGGTAATGTCATTAGTGCAAGTTACATCAAGACTGAGGGTAAGGAAGGAAATGGGGTTGCTGCTTTCAATTTTGTAGGTAGTATAAACAATGAAGATGGTGCTCAAGAAGATAATTTCGATGTTGATCTAATTCCACATGAATCTTCAGGAAATGGAGATGAAATAGAGTCAGTAACGTCAGTAAAATATTATGCACCTCGGTTATATGCTTCTCAACATAGAGCAGTAACTGCGAATGACTATGAAGCAATCTTACCGAGTATATACCCTAATATTGAATCTGTGAGTGCATATGGTGGAGAAGATCTTACTCCTCCTCAGTTTGGTAGGGTATTCATAGCAGCTAAACCTAAGAATGGTTCATTCTTATCTGAGTTGACTAAGAAGGAACTTCTAAACTCACTCAAAAACTATACTATTGCTGGAATTGTTCCATCATTCATTGACCTCAAGTTCTTATATGTTGAGGTTGATAGTTACGTTTACTATAATGCCAACTTTGTTGGTGATTTAGAGAATTTGAAGACTCTAGTGATGAGTTCACTAACCACTTATGCAAGTGGCACAGAACTCAATAAATTTGGTGGTAGATTCAAGTATAGTAAGGTATTATCTACTATTGATGGAGTAGATACTGCTATTACATCAAATATAACTCTTGTGAAAATGAGAAGGAATTTGATTGCTAAAATTGATCAGTATGCACAATATGAACTTTGTTATCTAAATCAGTTCTACAATCCAAATAGTCAGTATAACGTTCGTTCTACTGGATTTAATGTAGCAAGTGTTGTTGGAACCTGCTATTTGAGTGATAGTAAGGTTACTGAGACTACTGGTACATTGTTCCTCTTCCAGATACTAGAAGATGGTACAGTCAAGATTATATCAAATACCTTAGGTAAAATAGATTATGTTAAAGGCGAATTGATCCTTGATACGATCAATATCACTGGTACACTTCTTCCTGATAATGTTATTGAAGTTGAGGCAATTCCTCAATCTAATGACGTTCTTGCAAAAAATGAATTATATCTTCAGTTTTCTGTAGATAAAAGTGATTTCTATATGAGAGAAGATTCAATATCCACTGGTGCAAATACTTCTGGATCTAGATTCAATCCACAGTCTAGTTACTTCTCAGATTCTAAGGTTCGTGGTGCCATTATAACTAGCACTGGAGAATAAGAAAGGATGATCAGTACTTCGATCACGAGAGTAAAGATAAATGAAGTTGTTGAGAGTCAGGTACCACAGGCCATTGACTCGGACAATCCTCTTTTTGGTGAATTTCTAAAGACATATTATCATTCACAGGAGTTTCAAGGTGGACCTGCTGATATTGCTGAAAACCTTGTTGAATACAAAGGTCTTGACTTTCTAAACAATGAAAATCTTATAGGGTTTACATCAGTCTCTTCATATACTAATGGTTACTCTAAAACCATATATGTTGACTCAACAAAAGGTTGGCCAGAGAAATGGGGTCTACTTAAGATCAATGATGAGATAATAACTTATACTGGTATTGGTACTACTTCATTTACTGGGTGTAGTCGTGGTTTTTCAGGGATTGAAAATAATAAAAAGACAAATCAACCAGAGTTTCTTACATTCACTAAGTCTGGTATTGGTACTCATGCACAAGGAACTAGAGTACATAACCTTAGTAATGTCTTCCTCCAAACATTCTTACAGAAATTAAAGAAACAAGTATTACCAGGTTTCTCTGAAAGAAAACTCAATAATAATATAGATCAATCGAATTTTATTCGTCAGGCAAAAGATTTCTATCGTACAAAGGGATCTGAGGAAGGATTTAAAATATTATTTGGTGCATTATATAATAAACCAGTTGAAATGATTCAGCCAGCGAAGTATATGATTCGCCCTTCAGATGCTGGATATATCACTAATGATGTATTAATTGCAAAGCATGTTACAGGTAACCCACTTAATATTGCTGGTCAATCATTATTTCAAGGTAATGCCAGTGGTTCAGTCTATGGTATTGAATCAAGTCACGTTGGTATGTCTACGTACTATAATATTTCAATATCTGAGGGTACTATTCTTGGATTGTTCAAAGAGAAGAATAAAACTTTCGTAACAAAGAGTGCTCCTATAAACTCAACTGTACTTAATGTTGACTCTACTGTTGGATTTACTACTTCTGGAACATTCACAGTTGATGGTGTTGATATAGATTATACTGGAAAAAATTATACTCAGTTTACTGGTATTACTGTTAGTCAATTAGTTGGTACTGGTGCTACTTGTTCTCAGGGCACTAACGCATATGCATACGAAGATGGTGATGAACAAAGAAGAGTAGAATTAGAAATTACTAATCTAATCAATAAAGTTGACATAAATGCGTCTAGTCAGCAATCTGGAAGTGATATTAATCTAAAGTCTCTAGGAAAGGAGCAAGATACTCTAAGATTTACTAGCTGGATATACAATACTGCATCTAATTACAATGTTCTAAACTTTTCTCAATTATCACCAACTAACTGGAGACTGAACTTAGATACAGAGCACTCTTTCCATACTAATGATGAATTGGGTATTATTGATATTGATAATAACGTTATCAATGCAACTATCGCCAATATTCTATCAGATACGGATATTGAAGTAACTTGTAGTGTACTTGATCCAACTAAAAGGTATTTTATTAGAAGAAGTTTATTATTGAAGAATAATGCGACTGCTGATGTGCAGAATACCTACTCTGATGGTCAGGGTAATGTATTTGTTGCGTCAAATTCTCTACCTCATTGGACTATTAACCCACAAAAGCGGATTAAGTCATTTGCTACTGCAGCAGGTAATACGGCAAATCCGACATGGATTCCTATTGTAGACCATAATTTATTCGATGGTGATTTACTTACTTACAATGTAGAGACTGGTGTCAAACTTATCAATCTAACAGATGAAGAATCGTATTATGTCAAGAGGATCGATCAAAATAATATTGCTCTTGCTTATACCCCTGAAAATATTCGTTCTGGTGAGTTTATTAACGCATTCACAGTCAGTGATGTCCATCCTGGAACACATACACTAACTCCATCTATATTTTACAATAGTGATTTGGGAGCACAGAGGTTACTTCGTAAATTCCCTACACCTGTTGATGGT